GTGTAGCGTGCAACCACCTTTTTTGATGGTCAAAAAAAGGGGGTTGACGACCTTTAGGTTTCTTGGCACATTCACATCGTTCTGAATGTGACAGCATTTGAACGCGATTTTAACACGCAGGCTGTGACCTGCTGAAAGACCCGCCCTGTGCGGTCACACTCGGCGGGTTTTTCCCTTTCTAGGGCATGCTCGCAGGAACCGCAGGCGAGTGTGAATGCGTACCACAGCGGCCTGTAGAACTGGCTTTGTCGAACCAAAACGACCTACCCAGCAGAGCAGAGAAGAAGCACTCTGCCGTCATTTTTAACCCTGTCGAATTCGATAGGTTTAGAATCGGATGGCAGCAGTTTCTTTTCCTTACTCTTTCCTTTCCTCGCAGGCTTGCGGGGGGATCAGGGGGGTGTTTCCTTTCTCCTTCGGTTTTCTTTGGTCAGGTTATTCAAGAAAAACGACTCTGGCTTTAATAAAGCTGTCCGCTATTAAAGAAAAACGGAATTTGTTTATACTAGACGCTGGAAATGAAGCATTGGTTGATTAATTTGTGCTTGGATAATCACCAATGAGTGAAATATCCGCATACAATTCTAAACACGACTTGCGTTGCAAATTTGGGGGGTTAACTGGAAAGCTGTTGCAAGAAACGCAACAACTCGCCTGTTAAGTCGATAAAACGGCATATTTCGTACATATGTCGCCAGATATGTCGATTTTATCCTACAATTTAGACATATGGATTTCATTATACCCGAAACGCCACATTTTCTGACATATGGCACATTTTTGAGCAATTTGTTCCATATCGGGTATAATATGGCATTATTTCGGGTATTGGATTGTCCTTTTAGAAAGGACGGGAATGGCCCATGTTGTCCTTTTTAGGCGGACAGATACCGACCTAGTCCCGACCTAGTCCCGACCTAGTTCCTATTGAATGCAAACCTCTGAATACTCTTGTTTGCGTACTACTCATTGGCAGTAAACGTCTTATGCTATTTTTGAATAGTAACTCTAGCCGTGACTCTAGCCGTTCTTACAAAACCTCTGCACTTCTGCACTTCTGTATGGGAAATGTATCAGTAATCTTATATGCGTTACTTATTTGTAGCAAGCAATTTATATCGATCCAGAAATGTGGTAGTGTCTCATGCGACCAACTACCATTACAAAACCTCTGCACGAAAACCATTTTCGGAGGAGGATCAGGAAGGGTGATTATGTTAAAAAAATGATGCGTTTTTTTAACAAGGTTGTTGAAGATTGGCAGTCGCCTTTAGTGTTTAGATCCATGCCTTGAGATTCACCCATGAGGGGAATTTAGTTGCGGAGGCTAAACTTGCTAAGATCCATAAACTTGCTAAGATCCATAAACTTGCTAAGATCCCTAAACTTGCTAAAACCATTTTCGTGACCCCACGAAATTGGTCGGGGGAGGATCAGTAATTTCTTGACTGTTTAAATGTGTTATATAAAATATTTGTATTGAACAATCAAATTATTCTTAAAAGAGGCGATAGGCATCCAGATAAAAATTTATTATTCTGGTGTTATGGTGGGGCAAATAAAACAAAACCAAGATGGGTTTCTGTTAATGATTTCAATGATAAAAAAGAAAAAGATCGAATAAAATCTATTAAGTGGAGGAAGCACAATAAAGAAAAACATAGGATGCTTTCTAGGGAGTGGCAAATAAGAAATCCCAATAAAGCAAGTGATAAAAGCAAGCGATGGAGATTAAAAAATAGACATCGCGCTAATGAGCATTTAGCCAGAAGGAGAGAAAGAATTTACAAGCACTCAACAAATATAGATCAAGACTCAAAAGAAATTATCTGTGTCCTTTACGAGCAATCTAGGAGATTGTCGTTCTGCACAAAAATTAAATTTCATGTGGATCATATTATACCATTGGTTCACGGAGGAAAGCACTCTCCAGAAAACCTACAAGTGATTACGGCATTTATGAATGCAAGGAAGTGGGCAAAATAAAATCGGGGAAAGATCAGGTCGCTAGGATTTCGGAACGAGGCGTGAAGCCTTCTATGTCCGTGTTTCCCCCCTCATTGCCTCCCCCGATTTATGCATCCGCTTTGTGACGTTTGACGGCCACTCCACGAAGCAGGGGTTCACCGAAGATCCCCCCGAAAATTGGAAGCCCCGTGGATAACAGGCGGGACTAACCCTGCAACCATCCAACCTACCCTTTCAGGTGAACCTTACTCGGCAAAGCCTATTGGGCTTTTGTCAGTCAGATGGAATCTTTGTATTGAGGACGGCCCACTATTGTGTGACCTATCGCCTATCCTTTGGCTATACGGCTATATTCCGACCCGTAAGGAGGAATAACTGCTGGCGGCTGTTTCCAGCCCTAGCGGAGCGACCGACCAGCAATGATTCCAATTCAGTTATCCAGTATTTCTTGATAACTGGCAAGAAAAGATTGGCACAGCCCCTCCGAATCGAACGGAGCCAGCAAGATTTGGAGTCTCGCTCGCCTACCTTGGAACATTGGACTGCAATTGAGTTATCCAGTATTTTTTGATAACTGGCAACTACTATTTATCTACTAAAACGTTTACAATTAGTAGTTGGCTACCGAACTAGGACTTGAACCTAGAAACTCGCCTCCAAAGGGCGATGTGTTACCATTACACTATTCGGTAATAAATTTATTTCATCCTCTTATACACTTCAGAGGCTTTATCCCTGCAAGTAGGGCAATTATGTGGCTTGCATGCCGTATTGCAGGCCGGACACCGATGCTCGCGGCCTTGCGGAAACTTTGTTTTTTTATCCATTATAGCATTTTTACAGAGTAAATGACGATCTTATTCACTCATATCAACAAACTCCATCGCGTCAACGATAGACTGCAATTTGCTCCTTGGCTCGCGAGGTTCCGGCTTGGCCTCGTTCATGGTAGCAACAGCACCGCCGCGCAGGCGCATCAGGTAAACCAGCATGGACAACGAATCCAGCGCATCCGGCGACTTGCTTCTAGTCCGCTTGCAATACTCTCCCTTGCTCTCGACGCGAACCATGCCCTTGCCCTTCTGCTTGTACCGCCGCGCTGTTGCCTGCCTGATCAGATCCTCGTTTCTAAAGCTGGGGCTGATCTTCAGGTATTCAAACTCAAGGTACTTTGACAGCCCAAACAGCAATTCTGTCACAACACCATTGTACAATTCATTAGCCTTCTGGCTGTCGTCACCAAGGATGTGATTGTCACTAGCCGCCCATGAGTAATTGATTCCCATTACCTCGCTGCCAAACAGCGTACACAGGCTGTCGTGGATTCCCGCTCCGTTTCCTGTCCTGTCAACCGCCAGCCAGTTCGGGCTTATCTTCATCTGCTTGCAGAACTTGATGATCGCCTGCGTCTGCTCAAGTGTCGGCTTCTTGGGAAATGGGATCTGCGAGTCAAGTTGGAGTACAACCCTCGGCTTCGGGAAGTTGATGAACTTTCCACTCTGCGGTGTCCAGCCGTCAGAAAGCCCAAAACGCCCGTAGGAACACATTACTTGATCATTACCCTCCAGAGCCAAGTCAAACGCCGCCAGCGGCACGACAGGCCCGATAAAACGCACGATACCAAGCCCATTGTCCATCATGGCAGGCGTGATGATGCCCATCGCCATGCCTTCCTCTGGGAACCACCCGCGAGCCATCGTCATGGCCTCCGCTGTCCGGCCTCTGCTCATGTAAGCCATGAAGCCCTGATAGGTCTGCAAGCCGCCGTAGACGATCCTGCGTTCAATCACGTTCTCACACCTCGCAGCGTCCAGCCGGAGTACATGGTATCCCTCCTTGCTCTCCCATTCGTGATCGTCCTCGCAGTCGATGGATGCCCAGCCGTTGACAGGCTCGCACCGTTGACCAAAGGCACTTGTCCGATCCTTGGGGTTGGATGCTCCGAATATCTTAATGTGTCCGGCGTAGTTTTCGGTGTCGCTCGTCGAAAGGATGTTGTTGATACCCTCCCAAACTCCAGACGGGATCTCTTCGGCCTCGTCCAGTACGACATGGGTACGGCTCAACCTGCCCCACAGATGATGCTCCTTTCCAAACCTTGGCGTTGGGTGATACCCGCGAAGCGTTCCATGTCCAGATTCACCCTTCGGGATCGCCACAAGCTGGATGCCGTTCTTGTTGTCAGCCGTCACCTGAATGCTTGTCGCCTTCTCTTCCTGATCGGTAATGGGCTTTACCAGCGCAGTCCGATGGAACGTCTTGATATTCGCGAAGATGTTTCTCTCTGCGTGTTCTTTAGTCAGCGAGATGACCTTGATGCAGGTGTATTCGGGATCTCTCCACCAGTCCAAGTAGAACCATGCACCCGCGCTAAAGCTCTTGCCCATAGCTCCGGCTCCCTGAACTAGCACCTGATCGCTTTCAAATAGACACCGCCATGTGTCGCGTCCGCTCTTCGGCCTCCAGTCGTACACATCCGGCCCCCAAAGGATAGTCGCACCAGCCTCAAACTGATTGGCATCAAGCATCCTCTGGACGTACTTCCTGACAATCGCCTCAGCAGTCAGCTTGTCGATCTCTGTCAGCCCCATGTCATTCTTCACGATATTCATCAGAATGTACTGCGCTGCGTACAGAATGCCCAACTCCTCGTCACGCTCCGCTTCCTTGCGGATGTTCAACGCATGCTCGTAGTACCACTTGATGCTATTAGGTGGATTTATTCTGTATCCATTATCATTCATCGGTTGATTTAATTAGGTTGTCTGGTATCAATTGGCAACATCTATGTATAACCAATACGACCAGCTACAGGTTCACACATACACCGAAGCTAAAAAGATGGCACTAGCTGGAGAGGAGTTTTCGCATCTAGTAAAGCTGCTTAATCCAGAGTATGCGATGCGATTGAGAATCTTCGTGCAGAACCTGCCGGACGATATTCGGAAGAAAACAATCTATGGTCTGGCTGTTGCGAAGACACCGACAAAGTCCAGCAAGAAGAAATGAAACATTAATATATTAAACAGCTTTAATCAAACAGCCGTTTAAATATGTATTAGAAGTTCCGGCAGTGCTTGTTCCGCCAGCAAAAGCACCAGTATAAGAATATAGCTCCAAGTAATCACCAGATCCATTAAGATACACTACAGAAGAAACTGTTTGCGCCAATGCAGTGCTGTTAGAACCTAGTTTACTTACGAGACCATTTTTATAAATTGCAATTTGAAACTGAATAGAGGTTGTAGCAGTTACTGCACCATTTATCTGGTAATATCCAGCAACAGTAGGAGTAAACCTAGATGTGGTAGTGTCAAAAAACGAATCTGTATCAAAATCTTCAGACTGAAGGTTTATTTTTACCCAAGTAGCGGCAGTAAGTATTTGAGAGGTTCCTTGAAATGCACTAAAGGCAGGAGCCAACGATACAACGGCTCCAGTAAA